GGCATATGATTTACCGCCACCTGCACTGCCGCCATATAATACTTCACGTTCACCTGCAGCAAGGAACTCTGTCTGTGGTCCCTCATTAGGTTTAAAGATTACGTTGTGTTGTTCCTCAATTGGAATCTCACTTATAATCTTTGCAGGTTCAGGCTTCGGCCTCGCTGATGTTTTCTTCGTCTGCTTTTGCTCCGAGCCTTGTGCGTTCAATTTCTTCCGCCTTGGCGATTGCCTTTTTCGCATAGTCTGCCCATCGGCGTAAGCTTGCAGCTTTGTTTTTTCTTCTTCGCTCATTTTCCAACCGTTTACGTAAACCTACGTGAGATATATCTCTACCTGTATTTCGTGTAAGCCAATTAGCTACTTCACGATATGAGTACTGTTTAAGATATCGTTGTGCCTGTTCAAGCATATCAAGCTCATGGTCAATAGGCAACAGTACATCAGGGTCATCTGGATTTACTTCATAGCCGAATGGAATGGTCCTAGATATACGGGGAATAGGAACCCATTCATTGTCTTCTTTTATGTCAGTTGGTTGGGGTAACTTCCATTGTTTTAATGGTTTAGTCATCTTCATCCATTTGTTTTGGTGGCATTAGCATTACTCCACCTTTAGCTTCTACTTGCATCTTTTCTGTTTTAACTAAACCAGTACGATCTAGTAGTTCTTTTGCCGCTGACATCTTGTCACGAATACCTAGTTCAGTAGGATCGTACAAAGCACCTACCATAGCCATTGCAGCTTTAGGTGCATTACGTGCCATGTAAGCAGATGTAGCATCTAGTATTTCTTCTTTTAAAGAGTTAATGATTTCAGTAGATGAAGTAGCATCCGAATACCCTGCAATCTTTTTTGCAGCTACAATGTCACCACCAGCCTCATCAAATAAGACAGCTAGTAGTTTCTGTTGTTTTTCTGTTAATGCTCGTGCCATTTTAACTCTTTCTTCTAAACAATGCAAGCACAAAGTTTGCTATTGATTGACCTATTTGTGTCGGGGTAGGAAGTAGCCATCCTAGTAGTAGCAGCATTATAACCCAAGGGGGAATGTTTTGATTACTAATCATTAGCTTTTCTACTGGACCTGCTTCTACTTCTTTTGTTTCTGTAACGATGTCACGTCCTGCGTTATTAGTTTCTTCTTCTTCGTAAGTAACTACAGCCTGTTTGTTCTCTTTGCCTAACTGTGTATTAGCAGCTACATTAGTACCGCCTGTAGGTAACAGTGAAGTTAAACCACAACTAGATAACAATAAGGCCAGAACTAACCATCTCATTACATCATCTCAAAATGTGGAGCATCAATGAAGGGTCTACGACCTTGTGATCTACGTAGGTCAATGTATGCATTCATTGCGTCTTCTGCAGTGTCATCGTAGTAACGAATGTCACCCTCTGACCAAGCTGCACCCCATTTGATAGGCACCTCTAGTTCTTCTGCTGCCTGTGCCATAGCATCACAAATGTTATCGTAAACATTTAGTTCCCATGAAACATTAGAACCAAAATAGGCTACGAGGTCTACGGCATGTGAATAACCATCTTCCTGAATAAGGTGTTTGGATTTCATAGTCTGTGATCGTCCAGAGTTATACAGTTCTTCTTGCTCTGCTAAAGTTCTGACACCATACGTCACACCAAAGTCAACGTCAGTTAGTTCAATAGCACGTTTAACAACTGCTACCATATCAGGATGAACACCCTCTAATTTACCTAGTGAACGACTGCTTAGACTAAATCCCATTATCTCATATCCTTACTCATTGCCACTTTGTTGCCCATAGGCTTACCTGCCATATAAGCTGTAGCTCCCATGTACGCAGCAACTACACCAGTCTGTGCAATATAAAATAACCCTAGCAAATCTGCTAGAGCACTTACACGTGAGTCTGACATAAATGGAGTAAACAGAAATACAGTAAAGATAATCATCATGCCCATAGCTACCCAAGCCATAAACTTTTGTGATTCAGCTTTTTCTTCACGTAGCTCTATCTCAAGCATACGTTCTTTCATTGCTACTTCAGCTTCGGTGATAACGCCATCACCATCTACGTCAAAATCTACGACCATGTATCAAGTCCTTCTGAAACGTTTGGCAGTCTTAGCTGCTGCTTTAGGTTGTTGAGAAAACTGTTTACCTGCTGCAGTGTCTTTTCTTTTCTTTGCTGTACTAGCTGCATACTGCGCAGTAGACATGTTTTTAATTGCAGCTTCAGGAAGGTAACGTTCTCCTGTAGCATTTGGACCTTGCGTCGAAGGTTTACCACTTTTAGTTCTCCACTTCTGTCGAGTCCATCTATCTAAGCTTTGTTGTGATTTAGCTTTAGCCATTTGACATTAACCATGCAAAGAATATGATACCACCTATACCACTAAGTAATAGTAACCCCGATATAGTCCAAGTTATAATAGCTTCTTGTAACTCAGCTTTACGATATTCATGTTCTCTTTTTTGTTTACGTATCTTAGCTTCAATGCGTACTAGTTCATCCCAAGCTGATGGACCCATTGTAAAACTAATATAGTCTTTTAACTCACTACGCATCTGCTCTGCTTTACGTTTAGCTGCAAACACTTCCATTGCTTCAGCTTCAACAGAGCCACCCATAGATTTCCACCAAGGGGGATTGTTTACTTGTTTCTCAGCCTGACCTAAGTCAGCCATATGTCCTGCCCACTGTGTTAGTTGACTAGACATATCCTGTAAGTCCTTGCCAATAGCAAAGCCTTTTTTAAGTGCGTTGAAGGCGACAGTGGCCCCACTGATAATTGTCACTGGGTCCATACCGCCCTCTTAGCTCTTATATCCACCACCTGCAGATTTATACTGCTTGGCTAACATTTGGGCTTTACGTGCAGACCATTGACCTGCACTTCCACCCTTACTACCTGCTTTAATCTTGTTGAACAAGTTCTTACGCATGGTTGGCTTTGTGTAATTCCCAGCCGAGTTTACTGTAGATGTACTGCCGCCACGAGACATTTTCTTTCGGACTATTGGTGCCTTGTTTTTTAGTTTTGACTTCGTTCTCGGTTTCATAGACAACTCGTTTAATATCTCCACGCCCAATGCCAATATCGTTTAGCTCACGGTCTGTCATGCGATACAAATGCATTGCTGCAATACGACGATTTGCTTCAGCCTGACGTGCCTCAATAAAGGCAACAAATACTTTTTTAAACCATTCTTTCATAACTATCTCCTTATGTTATCGGTAACTTTTGCTACCAGAGATAGTTATATCATATATAGTTATAACATACTATAGACAATAATGCAACCCCGTTATGCTTTTCTGTTAGGGTTGTAATATTCCTTACCTGATAGGAATACTTCTAAGTTACCACTTGTACCGTCAAACGCTGTTATCTTATCACCTGCATGTAAGTATATTCTGTCAGATGAAATAATATTATACACATTTTTACCTGTTATAGCTTTATCATTTATAATATTATGATACGTAGCTGTCTCTGCGTGATACCACTGTATGGTAATGTTGTGGTTAGCTGTGTCACCATTCGTAATATGCAAGAAGTCTATTTCTGCATCAAAGTTATCAGGACAAGTATATAAAACATCAGAGCTAGCACCGCCTGAAGTAGCAGTAACTGTCAAACCTTTTGTTACAGTATTATAGTCACGAGTACCTACCATTACTTCTTCTTGATTACCTTCTTAACTGTTTTAACTACCCAAGCTTCATTAACATCAGGTGTAGAAGGATCATCTGCCATTAGCTGACCCTTCTCGTTTCTAGCACGTACTCTGACTGTTTCTGTACCCTGATTGTTTATAAAGTCTAGAACAGCATTGTCTTTAGTGTGCCACTCACCACGAATCTTTTCGGCAAGTACAGTGCCAATGTGATCTACAACCTTATCACCTTCTAGCTTCATTTAAACAACCCTGTTTTTCTCATGTCAACTATACCACCTTTAGACATACCCATCTTTTTCTTTTTGGCCATGCCACCATAAGACATACCTGAGTTAAGTGTTCCTTGGTAAGCTTCCATAGCTTCTTTCATAGTGCCGTACTTGTCACCATTCTTTTCATACCAAGAATTAAACTTTTGTCCAGCAGATGTACGTTTCTTTGTACCAGCCTTTTCTTCCCTAGCTTCTTGATTTCTTTTGTTAGCTGCATCAACTTCAGCCTTTTCAGCTTTAGTCATTACACCCATTCCTGGACCTGCAGACTCTGAACCTGGACGTAGCTTAGGGCGTGGAGAAGAATCACGCTTGCTGTCGCCTTTGATGTCTTTACCTTTAGCATTAGCCCAAGCAGTAAGTGCTGAACCTTTATACTTACCTTTGTTCTTTTTCTTCCAAGCATCCAACTGCTCTTTAGTGACAGCAAGTTTTTTCTTACCGTCTTTACCAGTATAATACATTGATCCAGCTTTTTGTGCAGCTGCAATTGTCTTATATTCTTTAGCCATTATTCACACCCTTTAATGCCAGTATTTAATTTACCAGTAGACCTTGTAAGTCCACCATGTTTATACCCCATAGCTTTAACTGCACCTGGAGCTACTTTACGTAGTTCTGCGATTCCTTTGTTGGGATTCTTTCCAGTATCCCCACCTTTACTCATACCCATGTGATAGCCCTTACCACCACAATGAGAACATCCTGCCCCTTTACACTTAGGACATTTAGTTTTACCTTTAGCCATGCCACCCTCTGCTGCTCTAAATTTTGCTGTTTTCTTTGCTATACTCTTCGGCTGTTTTACAAACTGCTTGCCAGCCTTTGTACCTTCACGTTTTGCTTTAGTGGTAGCTGCATATTCTGCAGACGACAAAGATTTAATTGCAGCCTCGGGTAAGTACCGTTCTCCAGTCTTAGCACTAGGCTTGCCACTCTTTGTGCGCCACTTCTGCTTTGTCCAATTCTTTAATGACTTTTGGGGAGCCTTCATGATTTGTAGCCCCCGCCTTTTGCTT